TCCTTGTCGGTGAAGGGCGCCAGCATCTTGTTGAGCGCTGGCAGAAGGAACTGGGAGATAGACGTACCGACGCCCTTCGCCTTCTGCGCCATCACGTCGAGACGGTCATTGAACTCTTCCGCTGCGGCCGACGTCTCCTCCGTCCATGTCACGCCGAGTTCCTTCGCGGCGTCGATGTTCGCTTCGAGTGCAGCCGCCCCCTGATTGAGGAGAGGAATCAGCGCCGCCCCACCGCGACCGAATATCTCCTGGGCAAGCGCCGACTTCAGCGCGCCATCCTCCATCGCAGCAAATCGGTCGGCGACATCGAACAGCACGTCCTCGGTGCGGCGGAGCGTGCCGTCTGCGTTCTGATAGGCCACGCCCAGGTCGTCGAACGCCCGCTTCTGCGTGGCGAGCCCCTGGCTGGCGTCACTGATCGATCGATTGAGCCTCAGCGTGCCGGACTCGAAGTCCTGCATCGACGCCCCGGACAGCTCGAGTGCCACGGAAAGGCCGGTGATCGTCTCAACCGATAGGCCGGTCTTCTGCGCCATCTTGGCTGCGGCGTCGCCTGCGTCGATCGCCTGCTTGGCGAACTCGACCGCTTCCTTGATGGCGAAGCCGGCAATGAACGCGTCGACGGCGATACGGGCCTTCTTGGCGAACGAGCCGAGCCGTCCGAACGCCTGGTCGACCTTGGAAAGCTTGCTGTCGATCTTCGAGGCGCTGTCTGCCGTGGCTTTCTCGGCGCGCGCGAGCTCGCGGCGGAGCTGTTCCGTGGTGGCGTCGATGCGGACGAGGAGATCTTGGACGTCAGCCATGCAGCGCCGCCAGTTTCTTCAGTTGGGCTTTGATTCGGTCGGCGGGCGTGTCGATCGGCTTGCCGTTGCACAACGCCATCCATTCAACGCGCGCACGCAGCGCAACGATGATCTGCGGGATCGGCGCTCTCATCGCTTGACGAGGCGTCCAGCCGAGCCAGCCAGTCGCGACACCGAAGAGGTGGTCGCCGTACTCCTCGGCTGTCATTCCTTTCCCGAGTCGTCAGCCTCCTCTCCCGCTGGATTGAGCAGCATGACGAGGAAGTCTGACGCCGGGCCGGTCTGATTCAGCACGCCGGCTTGGAAGACCTCCCGCTGCAGCTGCTCGGCCTGCTTCGGCCCGATCCCCGCGCCGGCAGCGATGACGAGACAGATCGCCTCGAAGTCCGCTTTGCGAACCCGAGCCATGGCATCGACAGGGGAGCCGAGTCCACGGTTGATCTTGATCAACGATTCGAGCGTCGGCGTCAGAATGTACGTCTTCTCGCCGAGCTTCAGTTCTACGTGCCTGTCGATCATGCCGCCTCTTTCTCGACCAGGGCGGAGTTGATGGACAGACGCGCCACCATGGTGACGATGCCGTCGTTGGTGATGCTCTGCACACGGCGGGAGGTGATCTTCGCCCGGAAGTACCAGGTCGTCGCGTTGACGCCGAGCGAGTCGTTGAACTGCACCCGGAAGTTGTACTCGTCGAGGCTCTGGCTCGTGACGTTGAAGGCCGTGCGCACCGCATCCTGCCCGCTGTTCGTCGAGTCGTATGCGAACGTGATCTGGCAGTCGCCGGCATCTGACGAGCCGCGCGCCTTGCGCACGCGGCCATCCGCGAGCGACATGAACGTCACCACTGTGCGCTCGTCGCCGAACTCACCAATCTCTGCGACTTCACCGACCGCGGTGTATGAGTCCGCCTCGAACTGGGCGAGCGTCGTCGCCGATGCCGTCGTGCCGATCGCCAGCGTGACGCCCGAACCTGTCTGAATCGCCATGTCTGTCTCCTATCAATGCTCCGTGATGATGCGCAGTGCCACTTGCCCCATGAAGGTCACGTTGTCTGCGTCTCGCTGCGTGCTCTTGCGATCGACCCACACCCGGACGACCCGACCGGTCTCGAGCGTGAGCGTGGCGCCACTCATCGCGGCGTCGATCTGACCGATGATCGAGAGAACTTCTGCCTGCCCTCGTGACTCGCTCCAGATGTTCAGGAAGACGAAGCGCTCGTCCTTCCTCGAGGTAAGGTAGTCCGCATTCGCGGCGATGCTCGTGTCGATCGTCACGTACGGGTACGCGCTGCCCTGTGGCACCGCATCCCAGACGTCGACCGCCAGCGCCGCGTCCAGCGCGGCCAGCAGTGCCCTGTGCAGCGCGAGTCCTGGATCACTCACCCGAAATCCTCACTAGCACTCGGTCGACGGCGATTCGAGCCTTTTCGGCGATCCACGCTCGGTTTGCGAGATACGCCGGTGCCATGAATGGCCGCGCCGGCTGCGCCGGGATGTTCTTCTTGGCGTTGCCCTTCGTGCCGAACTCGATCCAGTAGCCCTTGAAGAACTCGTATAGCCGGGCCTTGTTCTTCTTCGAAAGCCGGAATTTCCAGTCACCGAAGGCCGATTTCGTCGTCGACTTGCGGCGCACGATCTCGGCAGCCTTGGCTCCGGGACCCACCAGACCAGAGATGCCGTCGCGCTTGCTGAACTGGACCTCGATCGAATCCCGCAGATCGCCGGTGTCAACGGGTACGAGCGCCTGGGCGTCGCGTTGGATCGCTTCGAGTCCTCTCAGCACGACGTCTGACAGCTCGGCCTTGATCGCGGGATCGACGCGGCGCAGTTTGCGACGCAGTGCCGACACGCCCTGGACTCTAGATCGACGGGCCACCGCGCTCGCACTCGAACTCGACGAACAACGGCCTCGGTCCGCCGTCGGAGATGAATCGGATGTTGAGCTCGACGTCGCGCCAAACCACGAGGTCTCCCTCCGTGACGCCTCGTACAGCCGCCGAGTTGTGCACGCGTACGACGTAGTTCGATCGCGCCTCGGTCTGTTGACCGCGATCTCGCTCGCGTCCGGACATCGGCCGAACCTTTGCCCAGACGGTCGCGAGATCCGTGTCGGACGGCACGAGTGTGCCGTAGCCATCCTGCGTCTCAGTGCGCCGCCTGAACGTGACGCGCTCGTCGAGCTCGCCGATCACGCCACCGCGCCGGCCGCCGCCACCGCGCTGACCACGGGAGCGAACTTCAGTTTCGCCGTGGTCGTGCCGATCCCGATGACGGTGATGTACTCCGCGCCGGCGCCGTCGTCGCCCGGGATGATGCCGCCCGCCGTGCCGAGCACATACACCTTGCCCACCGCCACGGTGGCACCCATGTCGATCTCACCACTGATGTGATAGTCGACGGGTTGATTCGCGGAGGCGCCGTTGAGCGCGATGCCAACCACGGCCGAAGAGCCCGCTGCGGCGTTCGATGCCGCGACGACATTGCCGCTGCTGTCCAGGTAGACGGCCAATCCAGCCGTGATCGTGCCGCCGGCCGTGCCGCGGGTCATCGTGCCGTAGCTGCGGACGCTGCCAGCGGTGATCGTGAGAGCTGCCATGACTGACTCCTCAGTAGAACGAACGGAAAGGGAACATGAGGGACTGAACCGCCATCGGCAGCTCGTTCATCGTCCCGGACACCACCGCTTCCCGGTGGCCGAACCAATGCCCGACCAGCAACAGGATCGCGTGCTTGATCTGCTCGGGGACCGACGAGGCGACTCCGTAGCCGCACACGTAGCGCACCGTGATGGTCGCCATCTGCTCGCGCACCACCGGCCAGGTCACACCGTACGCCGGCTCGATAACGCCATTGCGCACCCGGTACTGATCCGCCGCGAGCGTCTGCTCGGCCCCGTCAGAGTCGAAGTACTTCACGGACGTGACCGACTGAACAGGCGGCTTTGGCAGAACGATCCGATACACCATGCCGAGGCGCTTGTCATCCTCGTACGGCCACTCGTAGTCGAGCGCGTAATCCCAGGTCTGCGTGACCAGCGCCCTGCGTGTGTCGCTCTCGACGAGCTGACGCGCCGCGACGATGAGTCGGGTGACGAGCTCGTCCTCGCCATCGTGATCGAGCCGAAGGTGGTCCTTCGCCTGTTGCAGCGTGACCGGCTCTGCCGTCGGAGCGGTGATCTGCGTGAGGTTCATTCGGTCACCAGCGGATTCGGGTGCACGGAATGGTCGTACCGCGCCTCGATTTCGTCGGCGGTGGGCAGACTGTCTCGCTCCTCGAACAGCACGCGCACCTTGCCCGAGGACTCCTGCGCGATGTGCACGTCGAGCGTGTCATACCCATACAGCTTCTCCGAGTCAGCGACGACGGCGTCCATGAGACTCGACGTTCGCGGGATGCCGATCTCGATTCCACGCGCGGCGGCCTGGCCGAGCCAGAACTCGACACACCCGCGTCCCTTCTCGGAGTCCGTGGCGTTGGGATACGTGAAGTCCATGCCGAAACACGAGATCTTCTTCACGCCAATGTGAATCGCGAACGCCACGGCATAGGCGGCCGTCGAGTTGAAGTACCCATACCCAAGGTGATTGAGCACGTCCTCGAGCGGGAACTCGACGAGACCTGGGTAGTCGGGATGCGTCCTGCTGGTATAGACCGGACCGGGATGACGTCTGAGCCATTCCAGCATCGCCGCGATGTTGCTGTCCGGGCGTGCGGATGCGCGAATCTCCTGGATCCTGACGTCATCCATGTGGAACACGCGATCGCACTGGAACACGTCTCCGAGTGCGTTGATGCCCCACACTTCGTCCGCCAGAACGCCACGCCCGCCGAGGCGGCGCGTCAGGTTCAGGTACTGGTACACCGATGGCCCGAGCCCGAGGATCGCCACGTGATTCGGCGCCACCGGCACCGGTGCAGGCGCGTCGGCCACCATGTGCGAGAAGTCCTCGATCCGCTCCGCTTCCGCCACCAACGTCCTCCCCATCACTCCGACCTCGACCTCTGAGTCCTTCCCTTCCTGACCCCACCATCGCGTCGCGCGCCATCCGCAGGACTCCAGCAGACGCGCCAGCTCCGCCTTCGTGTAGTGCCTGAAGTGGAAGGCATGCTGCGCCCAGGGGAACGCCGCCTCGTTGGGCACACTGACGAACAGGCGCGGTGCCACACGCAGCGCCGCCAGGAGCGGCCGGGGATCCTCAATGTGCTCGATCGTTTCGAAACACACCGCGGCATCGGCTTCGGCAAGATCTACCGTCGAGGCATCACCTTGCCGAAACTGAATCCGGATGTGCGCGTAGTGGGCTCTGGCGTACTCGATGGCTTCGGCGTCGCGGTCGATTGCGGTGACTCGATGGCCGGCATCGGCCATGACTCTCGATCCGTACCCAACGCCACAGGCGAGATCGATGACACGAGAGCCAGAATCGAGCTCTCGTGCCACGAACTCGTAACGCGCGACGTGATCGCGCCGGATGCCAGAGACATCCGGCGCGACCTGACGCTCTCCGTCGATCACGGGTTGGCGACAGGCGCCACCGCGGGATTGAGCAGGATCGCGCTCACGGCGACGCATCCGACCGACGTGGTGCCGGTCTTCACGACATCGACGCGCACGTACCGCTTCGTGCCCTTGTAGCCGAGACGCTTCGACACGTTCGCGCCGGTGCCCGACGTGGTTGCCCCGCCAAGACGCGAGGCGAGCGCCTCAGTCCCGAGGAGGTCCGCATCGGCCACCGAGGTCATCGTGCCGGTCACGTCTCCCTCGAAGGCCACCACGGTCGCCACCGTGCCCGTCGTGGTGATGGCGCCGT